ATAGTTTTAGCTTTGTCCTCAACAACGCCGTAGCCCTTTACCATGTCCATCAAAACGCTTTGGTTGCGGATCCACTCCGACAGGTCGATTCCGGCGGCGGATTGAACTCTTTCCGCATATTTCATTGATTCGTCAGCGAATTTTCCCATCGCTACCGTAAAAAGATTTACGTTTTCCACATAATCGTTATAAGACGTGATCCAGCTTCCAATGGTACGTTTTATGGTATATCCGTAAACACCTATCTTAGCAATAACGCCGCTTATTCCAGTCCCAAGGAATCCAAAAGAATTCCCAGTTGTCTTATTCGACGCCGCCAATCCCGTATTGCTGGAAATCAGCTTTTGAATACGAATAGGGAAAGCCTTGAAGCCGGCGGATACCTTTTCCATTTCGGAGGCCAAAGGGCGCACAGCGTTGGCGACCTGGGTCATTTGATCTGCGAATTTGCTTAAATCCGTGGCAGACAGTTCTTTGCTGATCTGCGGGAGCTTTTTCAGGGCGTTTATGATTGAGGTTAGCCCGGTGGATTTCTGCACATCGGACAGGCCGGATAAAGCGGATTTTAATTCCGTTATCTTTTTGCTGTTGATATTCAAACCAGAAAGAGCGCCGTTCAGCTTACTCAACTGGTTCGCAACTGTCGTAAGCCCAACGCCGCCCTTGGTGATGCCTTTTAAATTGTTTAAAGCGGAGGTAAGCTTATCAACTTTAAGCGCTGCTTGATCTGCGTTTGATTGTACTTTTAGTTCCAGGGTATCCAGTTCAACGCTCAGTGTGTTTCCTCCCATTTTTTGGTGAATCGGTTCAGAAAGGCGATGGTTTTTTGCCTTTCCTGTTCCGCTTTCGCTTCTTTTTCTTCCTCGGATAAAGGCAGAATCCGGATCGGCTGCTCCATATAATTCACCGGTTTTGCGCCTTTTTTTCGAAAAGCGTTGCCCAAAGCTGTGGAAACAGCGTTAAAGAAGTAAACGCCCTGAAGCCACATTTCCCAGCTTTTCCGCTGGGCCTGGTATTCCGCCGCTTCCCGGTAGGCTTCCGCCAGCCAGGGGTCCTCGTCCCAAAACTGGCCGGCGGTCATACCGATGGCTAAATAATAAGGAAAAACCCGGTTAAAGCCTTTTGTGTAATCTCCGACGGTGTACGCTTTTACAGTTCCACCGTCAGACGGCAGTTTTTTCTTCCACTTTCCTCCGCGAGAATCAAAGATTCATTTGGCTGGTTGTAAAGCTCCACCAGCCGGGTAATCTCAGCGCTGGAAAGCCCGCCTAATTCGTCCAGAAATTTGTCCGTTTTGTCTCTGGCTACGTTTTTATGGTTTTTGCGGAAAGCATAGAAAAACAAATTAGGAATATTGGTCTGGGGAAAATCAAGTAGTTCTGAGATTTTAAATCCCCGCTGTTCCGCAAACCGTACGCTTTCACGGGAAAATTCCAGAACATATACCTCTCCGGTGTCCGGATCGGTGATCTTCATGGGCAGTACCTTGTTTTCGTTTTTAGCCATTTCAAATAACCTCCAATTAATTAGCCGCCACCGGCGGTAGGCTTGGCGCTCCAGCCCTTGATCTCGCTGGGAGTGATGTAAGGCTCGATTTCCAGCACAGCGTCCACCTCAATTGCGGAAAGGCCAAGGGGAGAGGGGTTTCCTGCGAAATAGAACGCTTTGGTAAGCCCAGGGATCACAATAGCGAACCAGGTGGCCTTATCGGTTTCTTTCGCGGTTTCCGCAGCTTCAATCAACGCTTCCCAAGCGGTCTGGAATTCCTCCGTGTTGTTGGCGGTAAAGGCCAGCGCGCCGCCGGGGTCCTTTAGGCCGGGGATATAGGTTTTCCACTCCAAAGCCTCCAGAGTGGTGGTTTCCAGGCTGGAAGGCTCCGGGTTTAGGTCTGGAATTGCTTTGATGCCGGGAACGACTGTAAAACCAGTAGTCGGCATGGTGCCGGAAGTGCTTTCAACCGCATATTGCAGGGTTACGCCCGCGGTAGATAAATCAATCGCCAGTAAATTACCTCCTGTAAATCCTATAATATTCACTGATTACGCCGCGATATCTGGCGGCGACGCGGTAAATTCTGATATCCGCGTTTTTCATTTGATTGCAGAAAATTCTGATAAATCCAAGATTTTGCATTTCTGTATCGACCAGCTCCATGATCGCCTTACATTCCCGCTTGGCGCCGCTGATCTTATTGGAATAGATATTAACGCTATACAGCAGGGTCGCGTTGTGCTCTCTGTGAGAAGCGTCCAGAGAGCCTTCATAAGTGGAGTTATCCTCTTCAATAAGCACCAGGCACGGGAAATTTGCCGGCGTATCCACAAGCTCACTGTAGCAGGAGCCGCCGGGATAGCTTTGGGAGAAGCCACCTTGTCAAAAATCGCGCTTTCTGCGTCTATCACCTGAATACCTCCCTTGCGATCCGTTTAATCTCCTGTTCCATCGTGCGCTCTGCGTGATACATAGGCATCGCCGCCGGAGTGCCGTGAGTTAAAATCAAATTGCCTCCATCGTCGTAATAACCCCAGGTATTTTGCTTTCCCTTGCCCTGTCCATATTCTCCGATCTTGGCAACGCCATCCGGCCGGGGTTCCGGATAGGGCTCCGGCCCGTTAAAATAAACGCCTGCGCCAAATTCGATGAAGAACACGGAGCCTCCGGAGGCGGCGATCTTCCAGCCGTTTTTGATCGGCTCCACGCTGACCTCGGCTTGTTTTTCGCCGTCGTACTGGGCGCGGGAAAAGCGGACAGTGGCTTCATAGGCGCCGATGGAGGCAAGCCGTTCCATCAGTTCGCTGGTTTTTTGCCGTACCCATGCCTGATAGGAGGCAAGCTCCTTCAGCGCCGTGCGAATGGAAGAACCGCCCAGGGACATGGAAATGGTTTTTCTAGGCACGGACCGTCACCTTCTTTACCGCGTAGGCTACGCTGTTTTTCCACGGCGCACGCTTTTTCACAATGTAATTGTGGGCCTCGTCCGTGGAAGCGCCGTCCAGCCATAAAACGGTGTTTTCGTCGATAGGACAGGCGGTATCCGCTGTGGTCATGGTCCGGTCGTAGTCCTCCAGGGATCCGAAAAGCTCAGATTCAGACGAGCCCTTGTTGGACGATACGCACAGCCTGGCGGACTGAAGCTCTCCGTATTGGGGAGAGGGGGAACCGGTCCGGTAGCCGTTGGAATCAATAATTTCCGTCTGCCCCGCATACAGCTTGTAATATACCGTGGAAAGGTTGCGGCGCAGGTCACGCATTTAAAACACCCCCACGAAAGGAACGATTTCAGAAAGCCAGTCCGGGGAAATGTTAGCCGCCGCCCAGGTTCGGCTGATTCCGTTTTCCGAGTGGCTGATTTCTCCCTCACCGCCCAGCTTGGCATATAGGTCGATGGAGATTCTAAGCTGTAAGTCCTCGTATTTGGCTTCCAAGGCTTCGGTTCCGTTTCCAAAAGGATAGCGGCGGGAAAGGATCACGGCTTTCGCGCTTTCCAAAAGATCATTCAGCAGAGCCTCGTCGGCTTCGCCCGTTCTGCTTTTTAACCTTTCCAAATTTCCCATACCGCTTTCCTCCTTACTGTCTCGGCTTTCTGCCGCCGGTTCGCTTCACAGGCTGTTCCGGTGACTTCTCAGGCACCTTCACGGGCTGATTTTTCACAATTAATCCAATAAACCGCGCCATAGCGTTAGCCCTCGGACGCGGGCGCCATGATGCCGGCGTTAATGAAAGCATCGATCAGCGCCTTGAACTCGGCGGCGGTGGGCGCTTCTCCCGCCGCGTAGGGGACATTCTCCACTAAAATATCGCCGTTGGTAAAAGCAAAGGTTCTTTCTTCCGCCATTAATACCACCTCCATTAAGCGTTGGCCGTAGCCGCTCTGTGCAGGTAAATTCCCGCTACCTTGTTGTTTTCCACGAACGCGTCATGGTAAATCCGGTAATCGAATTTCCAGGCGTCCGCGCTCTGGTTCACCTGGGGACTGAAAATTCTGGGGACTACATGCTTGGCGATCTGAACCACCGCGGACGGGTGGATAATCATAAAGTTGATCGGGTAAGAGGTGCTGGCCGGAACGGTAAATCCGCCTTTGGTTTCGCCGGCGGAAAGGCCGTCGTTCAGGGTGATTCCAGTGTTGAATCTGCCCTTCGGCACTTTAATCACCCGCATACCGTCGTAATAGTCAATGGCGGTTTCGATGCCACGCTCTCCGTTCTGCACATACCGGGTGATCTTGTCCTTCAGGCCGGCGTAAGCGGTTTCGGAGATAAACAGGATACGGCCCTCCTCCGGGACCTCGTC